ATGTCCAAGCGTTCTAAAGAACTCAAGCGCGATATGGAACGTGCAATGGTTGGCGTTAATGTAGCTAAAGCTGCGATGGCAGCTGATAGCACCGTGCGTAAACTTGGTTCCTTGACTACTTGGGTCAACACCAACATTTCTAAGGCAAGTGACGGTGCCAACGGTGCTGGTGCTGGTGCTGCTGCGCGTACTGACGGTACGGCCCGGACGTTTACCGAAGCTCTTCTCAAAGCGGCAATTCTGTCCGCTTATGACGAAGGCGCTGACATCAAGTATCTGATGATGGCCCCTGCTCAGAAGCAGACCTTTTCCAGCTTTGTTGGAGTTGGTGGTGCCAGCGGCGTTAGCAACTTTAACGACGTTACTGATCAGCGCATTATTGGCGGCATGGATGTTTACGTCAGTGACTTTGGTGAAATGGCGGTTGTCCCCAATCGTTTCCAGCGGTCGCGTGACGTATGGCTTCTTGATCCTGAGTACTACGGCGTAGCTTATCTGCGTCCGTTCTTTCAACGGGAAGTTGCCAGCACGTCTGACGGCGAGCAACGTGCGATTATTACCGAGTATACTCTTGTTTGCAAAAACGAGAAAGCTCTCGGCGCTGTATACGACTTGTCGTAATCTAGTCAGGGGGAGGGGTAATTCCCTCCCTCTATTAGGAGTAAAAATGTCATTATACAGAAATATTAATAACAAAAAACGTGCTGGTACTTCTAACCCTAAAAGCAAAAGCACAATTTCTCCTAAAGCGTATGCTAATATGAAAGCTGGTTTTCCTAAGAAAAAAAAGAAAAAGACATGAACGATCCTATTAAAACAACATTTAAGTATGATCATAATGAAGACAAGGTTATACTAAATAATGTGCAAGACATACAGCCCATCATAGAACTTAACAAAAAAGAACAAAACAACGATTCTATGTACGGCGTTGGCGAGAACGCAGCAGGTATGCGTAAAGTAGCCAGTATTCCTCTAGTGGTTATTGAAAAGTGGAAGCGTGAATTAGGCGTCGATATTATGAATAAAAACGACTGGCCTAAAATTAAACAGCTTCTTAACGATCCTGAGAATAGATTTTTTAGGACTAATGAAAGCAAACTGTAATGGCTCTTTCTACGTTTTCAGAACTCAAAACATCTGTAGCAAACTATCTCAACAGAGACGATCTTACAAGCGTCATTCCTGATTTCATAACGCTTACAGAAAATCGTATCAATAGAGAACTGAGATCGAGAGCTAATGTAAGCAGGGTCATTACTACTACTACATCTGGGACAGACCTTTACGATTTTCCAGCTGATCTTATTGAGCTTAGAAGTGTTAGTTATGTTTCAGGCAGTAATAAAAATGCTTTGTCCTATATGACTCCGGAGTCTGGAACTAGAGAATACGGCACTACTGCAAACGGTGCGCCACGCGCTTATTCTAGTTTAGGGAAGGTAATAAAACTTATTCCTACACCTGATGCAGAGTATACTATAGAGTTAATATACTACAACCAACTTGCTAGTTTATCGGACAGTAGGACTACCAATAATATTTTAACAGAGTTTCCATCGTTGTACCTTTACGGTGCATGTTTAGAAGGTGCCATATTCCTAAATGACTCTGATGAAATTACCAGATTTGATGCTATTTTTAACAGAACTTTAGTAAGCATCCAAGAGTCAGAAGAAAAAGCCAGATACGGTGGCAATGTTATGACCATGACTGTACAAGGCGATCCTGGCTCTTTAATCCGTAGAGGTGCGTAATGGCTACTAAATTTCCAGACATAACAATAGACGGTGGTACTGGTCAAAAAATTAGCAAAATTGGAGGCACTAATTGGGTTCTCGATGATTTTAATATTATACAAGAGCAAGGGGGGAACTTGCTGACTGAGAGTAACAAATTTATTGCTAGGGCAGAGTTTAAAAACACAGTATGGACAACTACCGAAGCTACTGGCAATGGCTAAACAAATATTTGACATATCTTCCAAGGCAGGAGCATTTTCCTTAAATAAGGATTTGTCTCCCTATGATATGCCCCCATCGTTTTTTAGTGATGCTCAAAATGCTAGATTTATAGACGGCAAAGCTGGTAAAATTTTAGGCCACTCTCAGGTTTTAGGAACACCTTTAGTAGCTCCATTGTGGGCTACTGATTTCCTACAAGGTAGTAATAACCTTTGGATTTACGGGGGTGCTACGTCTTTAAACAAGATAACTGGCACAACCCATGCAGCTGTAACGCGCAGCAGTGGAGCCTATACTACACTATCAGGGACTTCCGATAGCTGGTGTGGGGGTGTTCTAGGAGGCGTACTGGTTTTAACAAATGGTCTGGACGTTCCTCAAAGTTTAACTCAAGCAGGTAGCCTGTTTACAGACTTGCCTGATTGGCCCGCTGCCTTAAAGTGTAAAGCTATTGTACCGTTTAAAAACCATCTAGTTGCTCTCAATCTTACTGACTCTGGTACAGCAAAACCTTTTACAATTAGGTGGAGCGATGCTATACCAGCAGGTGCAGCAACCAACGGTGCGGACACTTGGAACACAGGGAGTGCTGCTTCGCAATCTGCTGAGACCTCTATATCGTCAGCAGAAGGGCATATTTTAAACGCCTTACAAATGGGCAACGAGTTAATAGTTTACCTAGAGGATAGCATATACGCTCTTAATTTTGTAGGCGGTGCGTTTACCTTCCAAGTACGACAAAAGTTTAAAGATACAGGATTGTTTGCTAAAGAGGCTGTAGTTGACTTGGGTAACGGCAATCATGTTCTAATGACCACTGACGATGTTGTGTTGCATAATGGCAACAGTATTAAAAGCGTAATTGAAGACACAGTTAAAGAGTTTTTGTTTGGAGAAATTGACTCAGGCGCTGCTGATAAAACATTTTTAGTACATAACAAACACAAATCAGAAGTTTGGATTTGTTATCCCGCAACTAACGCTACTAATAATTTTCCCAATTCTGCTGTCATATGGAACTACAAAGATAACACCTGGTCTACTAGAGATTTACCAAATGTCAACTACATTGCCAAAGGTGTTGTAAATCCTGTTTTGGCTAACACTTGGACAGCGTCTACATCAACTTGGGAAAAGTCTACTCTCAACTGGGCGCAAGCACCATACAATCCTGTTATCAATTCGTTACTGATGTGCGGTACAAACGATACTAAGTTTTACCTAGCAGACTCTTCAACTACATTTGACGGAACTAGCTTTTTAACAAAGTTGGAACGCATTGGTTTACATTCTGGTCGTACAGATGCTGTTAAATCTGTTACTAAGGTGTTTCCCAGAATAGAAGGCACAGGAAGTGTCAACATAAGTGTCGGCTCTGAGTTACAACCGTTTCAAGGTGTGTCCTATAATGATCCAGTGTCCTTTGAAATAGGTTCAGACTTTAAAGTAGACTGTAGAGTTAAGGGTAGGTACATTGCTATTAAAATAGAAAGTAGTGCTGATACACAGTTTGAGCTATCTGGAATGGCTATAGAGGCAGAGGTGGTGTCAAAGAGATGACGGAGTTTTTAAGGTTTGATCCTTCAACTTGCCCTCAAGATTTAGAAGACATTCCGAAGTTTGTAGACGAGATGTTTTTGCAGATTAAGGTTGTCGTAGACCTTTTAAGAGATGGGCATTTAGACGTAATTTATGTAGAGCCTGATAAACCACAACAAGGCGATATTAGATATGCTGACGGAAGTACATGGAATCCTGGATCAGGAGAAGGAATTTATTTTAGAAATTCCGCTGGAGCGTGGGTTAAATTATAAATTTGTAAATTACAAACATAACTCTTTATTTTCAAAGCTGTCTAAATGTTATGACTATTTCGAGAAAACAGTACAGCGTAGTCTATGTTCTGATATTTTCAATGCTAATGATTTGGTTAAACGAGTTGTTAAGGGAACAAGCGACTTATGGATTGCCTACGACAAAGATAAAAAGATTAAAGGATGTTTTATAATAGGTTTTGCTCACTATCCTCAAAGCATAGGCATATTGACAGAAGGGATTAGCGGAGAGTTTGATTTTAAAAACGCTACTCCTAAAATTGAAGAATATTATAAAGACTTGGGATATGAGTTTTGGGAAATGACAGGTCGAAGAGGCTGGGAAAAAGTAATGGCTCCTTTAGGATATGAGTTTAAAACAGTAACTTTAAGAAAGAGATTATAAGATGGGCAGTGTATTTAGTAGTCCTCCTCCAACTGTTGTCCAACTACCTCAACAGTCTCAATCCAGTGGCACCGGAGAAGTTAAGCCATACGCTCCGGTAGAGCCTTTTATTGAACGATTGCTTCCCAGAATAGAGGAACAGTTTACAACTGATCCTGTATTGTTTCAACAGTCTTTGGTTCCACAGGACACTGCTGAAACTTTAGCAGCTAGGCAGGGCTTTGCCAATCTTGGTCAAACGGCAGCAGGATTTGCTCCAGATTTTCAACGGCTGTACCAAGCTGATCTAGCCAGAGGATTGGCAGACCCTAGTCAAGACTCTTTGTTCTTGGCTGAAACAGGTACTATTGCAGACCAAGCCCGTAGGTTGACAGAGCGCGATAAGCTTCTTGCCCAGCAGCAAGCCATACAAGCGGGACAGTTTGGTATGGGCAGTACAGCCCTTGAAGAGCTACAACAGAACCAAGCAAGAAACAGAGAAGAGCTTGTGCAACAGCAATTGGCAGCGTCACTTGGTCGAGCAGAGCAAAGACGCATAGGTGCCGCTGATAGAGCGCCAGGGTTTGCCCAGCAGCAACTACAGGCACAATTGGCACAACCATCGTTGCAGGAAGCTTTGGGTAGAGACCTTGAAAGCAGAGAAGCTGCAAGATTGGCAGACCAAGCCAGGTTGACACAACAGCCACAGGAAGCACAGAGAGAACAGATGGTCAACCTGACTAACCTTTTAGGTGGATTGGCTGGTCTTGGTACTTCAACAACTTTCCAAAACCAAAGCTCTGGGTTTACCTCGCAAGCATTTGCAGGTGGGCCAAGTCCGTTCCAGCAGATTGCAAGCGCAGCGGCAGCAGCTGCTCCTTTTGCAGCAGCAAGTGACATTAGACTTAAAACTAACATTAAACAAGTTGGTAAACTTGACAATGGTATTAAGCTCTACACTTGGAAGTGGACAGACGAGGCTAAGAAGATTGTCAACAACCAACCTGAGTATGGTGTCATTGCAGACGAAGTACAGCACATTATGCCAGAGGCTGTCATCAGGGGCAGTGATGGTTACTTGAGAGTCAACTATGCTGCGATTGGAGCTTAGACATGACTAGCAAGTTAGGCGGTACGGGTACAGGTTTTGATACTAAGTTTGATCCATCAACAGCTGATATGGTGCTAAGTGAAGATTATGACCTAGTAGGTGATGATGTCAGTGCTATTCTGGAAATGAACAGGGAAGCTGATTCTGGCGGCGGTGAATTAAACATTGGCTCGTCTATTACCGAGGGTGGTGATCCTGAAATGGATGACGATCTCCTCGATGTCAGTAACCCTACCCGTGACGGTGCTACACCTTTAGAGTCAAACTTTTCAGATTTTTTAAATAATCTTGATTTTGACAAGCTAAAAGATTTACCGGGTGGTACAGGTTCTGGGCCTCAAGCATTGGGAAGCAGCGGAAGTTTGAAAGGTGCCAGCGCCGAAGGCGTGACGGGTGCCAGAGGTTTTCGTCAAATGGAAAGCCCATATGCAGCCCCTAAGTACTACACTCCTCAAGGATCAGTAGAGTTTCAAAAGATGGTGTCTGGATTGTTGAGTAACGTATTTGGATCAAGTATACGCAAACCCTCAATACGGTCTTTGATTTAGGAGATAATGATGGCTGAGACACAGAGAGAAAAAGTACAAAACTTTATTAGGAGAATGGGTCAAGCAATAGAATCTGCTCCTGCTATGCAGCGGCAAAGCGGGTTTGCTCCTTTAGAATTTGCAGATGCTGTATATAGAGGATATAATAAAGAAGAAGAGCAGAAAAACATTCCCACGCCTATAGAAATACGACCTAAAAACTTTGACGTGCGTACTGTACCAGCACAACCCTTGATGGGTCCAAATGACAAAGTTGCGTCTTCTATAGACCCCAATACAGGAAGAAACTTTCCGCCTGGGCAGGAACTAGACGCTGACAACATTGTTTTATCACTGCTGGGAAGCAATGCAACAGACCCAGCAAAGGCAGCTGCTGACGCTGTTAAACGTGACACTCTTCTCGGTTATAAACATGGTGGAGATTTAGCACAGTCCCAAAAACAAGAAGGCTTAATTAACGAAGCATCTGATATGATATCAGGACTGCTAGGCAATGTTGATTTCAAAGGGTTGTTCAGGGTCTTAGCACGGCCAGAGTTTGTCGCACCAATGGGACCAGGTCAAACACCCTTGACCAATTTTATCAACGCTGCCGCCGCTGACCGTACAGCGCAAGCTGCCACCAGAGCCGCACAACAGACAGCTGGACTAGAGGGATTCAAAGCTGAGACAGACCGGATAAAGGCACTAATGCCTGATCCTTCTAAAATGCCTAAGCTTACTGGTGAAGTTAATAAAATGTACGATAGGATAGAATCTTCTAGGCGTATATCTTTAGTAGGTAATAAAATTAAAGCAGCGTTGATAAAAAGCCCGTTTGCAACTGGAGGACCGGGAGAAGCTTCACAAGCAGTAAGGGCAATAGCAGCTGCTTTTGGCATAAGTCCCGGAGTATTTACATCAGATGATGTAA